ATATGAGCCTCAAATGTTTGACCCAACGTTGCCAGATGTTGCAAACAAGATCTGGTACAACAATTACTACTCGATTAGTTATAAGGACGATCCAGGAGTGATTGGTTATGGGTTTTTCACCCAAGGCAATATCTTCAACGTATGTTTGCATTACATCAACACGTGGAGAACGCGTGGTTATGACGACGTTGTCTTAGAGCTTACCGGAAATAAGGGTGGTGTGATCAATGTGCCAGTAAAAATCCTGCTTGCTTTCCAAGAGCGGGGTGAGGACTGGGCGTTTGGGCCCATCCCGATGGCACGTCCTCATAGCGACATTACGCCGCTTATGGGAGATGTGAGTCTGCTGGACAATCGTAGCAGAGGTACTATTATGATGCTCAGATCCACGGAACGTGGTGAGCTGGAAAAGCACTTTGCTGAATACCGAGTGGTTCAGAGGTTTGAATATTCTGATCCTGTGGGTAAAAATTACAGATTGCCAGTTGCGATGACTTACGCAGTTGACACCAAGGTGGGCCACTGTGGTTTGCCCATTTTCTTGGTGGACCCGTCGACCCTTTCGAAAAAGTTTATTGGTTTTCATGTTGCAGGTTCGAAGTCACATGGGATGTGCTACCTTTTCCCAAAACCTGAGAATTATGCGCCTGTCGCGGTGGCGCAAATGGCCACGAGCGAAATTTTGAGTATGGTTCACTGTGGCAAGATAAGCCGACCTATTGGCACTTCGGGTGTTTCCAACATCCTAAAAAGTCCGCTCTATGGTGCGTACGGCCCGGCATTGAAAGCCCCCGCTCGTTTAAAGGGATTTTACCCTCCTGGGAGTGACGTGAAAGTCTACCCTATGGACATAGCATTAGCGCGATATAACAAGCCAGTAGTGAAACTTGAACAACGACTTGTTGTTGCCTGTACGAGAGCTGCAATAGTTGCGAATACAGATGCAACGCCTTTCAAGATCAAACCGGTCGCTATTTCCCTTGAACAAGCTGTTCTTGGGGTTCCTGGTCTTGAATTCATGGATGGGGTGAACAGAAATACATCACCTGGTTATCCGTGGAACATGGCTCCGCGCCCTGGTTACAAAGGGAAAGAAAGGTTTTTTGGCAAGGGTATGGAGATTGATTTTTCTGGTCCAGATTGGCCCCAGCTTCAGGAACAGATTATTGCAGACCATGG